ACGACACTCAGTGGAAAAGATGGCGAATAAGGATACTGAACAGTAAATGATAGTTGAAGTCCTTGCGTTAGCAGGTGCAGTTACTAAAATTAGTGGGGCAATTAGTAGTAGTATTAAAGCAGGTAGGGATGTATCTGACCTACTACCTCATTTTGGTAAACTCGCCAAGCTAGATACAGAAATACAACTGGCAGAAACTGGTAGGCACAAAGGCCCACTAGGAAGACTTTCCTCTTCAGAAGAAGAAGGTTTTGCTATAGCTCAAGCAAAGTTAAAACATAAAGAATGCATGGACGAATTAAGATCTGTCTGTAGATTGTATGGCCCTCCGGGTATGTGGGATCTAGTAGTAAAAGAGCAAGCTGCTGCTAGGCAAAGGCATAAAGAACAACTTGATGCAGAAGCTAAAGCTAGAGATCAAATGTTCTGGGGAATATCTTTAACTATAGGTGCATTAATTTTTATAGTAGGTATGATTGGAATGTTTTGGGGTCTTAATGAAATGGTGAATGGATAATAATATGATTAAACTTACTGAAGAACAAAAGAAAAAAGTCTTTGGATCTTTGGGTAATAACCCTAAAGCTATTGCTAGACTTATGCAAAAAGCTAACAGACTTAAATCTTCTGGTGCTCCTATGCCTAAACAAGGTAAAGGTATCAGTCGTTATGAAGGTGGCCTTATGGGGTTTCAAGAAGGTGGAGTACCTAAGTATCCAGTAGGTGGTACACCAGAAGAAATTGAAGCTTATAACAAAAAGATGCAAAATCTTGCTGCAGAAAATCAACAGTCTCAGGGAGAACTTGTAAAGAAAACATTAGACGATCCTACATCACAAGTTACAAAACCAGAAGTAAAAGACATAGATCCTAATGCAGAAGGTACTAACATAACAGAAGGTACTGGTAAAGTAAAAGATCCTTTTGAAGACATAGTTACAAAAACTGCAGAAGCCTCAACAGCAGATGCACCTAAAGATGTTACAACTACAACAGTAGATACCACAAAGTCTGCTGAAGATGTAGAAAAACAAATGGATAAAACTAAAGAAGCTACAGGTGAAGTAAGTGATGAATCCCAAGTAGGTGATACAACAGTAGACCCTACAAAAACTAAAGTTGCTGATATTCCTGCCGCACAAGGAGAAGGAATACTAATGGATAACCCTGTTCAAAGGGAAATCCAAGATGGAGAATTAATTTCTGGTGCTGCTGATGCTAATAAAGCAGCTAAATTTACCGAGGAAGTACAGGCTGCTACAGCAACACCGACTAAAGAAGCCACAGTTGCAGGTCAACTAGAAAGTCTTATGGGACAGTTTGAGGGTGGTGCTACACCTGCATGGGCTGCAGGAGCTATGCGTAATGCTATGGGTGCTATGGCTGCTAGAGGATTAGGTTCTTCTAGTATTGCAGGTCAAGCTGTAATACAAGCTGCTATGGAATCTGCACTACCTATTGCCCAAGCTGATTCACAAACAATTGCATCTTTTGAAAAACAAAACTTGTCAAACAGGCAACAACGTGCTATGCTTGCTGCACAGCAACGTGCCGAATTTATCGGTCAAGAATTTAATCAGGAGTTTCAAGCAAGAGTTCAGAATGCTTCTAAAATTGCAGATGTAGCAAACATGAACTTTACTGCAGAGCAACAGGTTGCGTTAGAGAATAGTCGTATAGCTAACACTATGGAGTTATCTAACCTGTCAAACAGACAGGCAATGGTTATGGCTCAAGCTGCTAGTGTGTCAGCACTAGAGCAACAAAACCTAAGTAATGAGCAGCAAGCTGCAGTACAAAATGCTCAGAACTTTATGCAGATGGACTTGGCTAATTTAAGTAATGAGCAACAGACTGCAATGTTCAAAGCTCAATCTGCTATCCAAGCAATCTTTAATGATCAAGCTTCTGACAATGCATCAAAACAATTTAATGCTACAAGTGAAAACCAAACTAAACAATTCATGTCTAGTCTGAAAACTCAGGTAGATCAGTTTAACTCTAGTCAGTCAACTGCTATATCACAGTTTAATGCAGGGCAAGAGAATGCAATAGCTCAGTACAACTCTACTATGAATGAGCAACGTGATCAATTTAATGCAACAAACTCTCTGGTCGTAGCACAAGCTAATGCACAGTGGAGGCAGAATACCTCTACTATAAATACTGCATCACAGAATGAAGCTAACAGGATGGAGGCTCAAGCTGCTAATGCATATACACAGGCTACTATGGATCAGATCTGGCAGAGAGAACGAGATCTAATGAGTTTTGCTTTTCAATCCTCAGAGAGTTCGGCAGACAGGACTAATGCAATTGTTCTACAAAAGATGGCGGCTGATGCTACAATTGATGCTGCTGCTTTTCAAGCAGAGATTGCTGCAGCACAACAAGAAGGATCTGGTTGGTCTAAAATAATTAGTTGGATAACAGGAATATCAAGATGATAAATAAAACTGTGCAAAATATTGCAGACCAAATGGTAGAAAGTGGAGCTACTCAAGCAGCTTCAAGGACAAAGAGGGCAATTGGTTTAGGTGAAAGTTCTGCTTCAGGTTTAAGTAGGACTATGAAAAACATACAAGACTCAGTTCAAAATATGTTTGACTATCAAGAAGCAAAACAAAAAAGAGAACGTAAAGCAGCCTTAACTAATAGCTCTAATGAAAATATGGCCTCTTGGGTTGCAGCTATACAAGGCGCAATTGATAAAGCCCCTGATACCAGTAAGGGTAGTAACAAAACAGAATCTGCAAAAGAAATTTTTGGTAGTGATGAAGAAGAAACTACAGACTCAATTTTATCTCAACCTGTTCCAGAACCTGATCCTGTTGAAGACTCTATAGTTAAAGAAGAAGTTACTGCTACAGAAGCTACTGCAGAAACAGAAACTATAAAGTTTGTATTGCCTAAAGAGTTATACGGAAAGAAAGGGGTTCAATTAGGTGAACCTATCTCTAGATCGTATTTTAATAAACCAATACCTGCAGGTGAGCTACGTGGTAAATCTAGAAAGTCTGGAGATATTGATGTAGAATCTCAACAAGAGATTATATCAAGAATGGTTGAGTATGGTCGTAGGATGGATTTATCTGACAGAGAGATAGCAATAGCATTAGCTACAGTAAGGTATGAGTCTGGGTTTAATCCAGATGCAGCAGCTAAGTCTAGTAGTGCTGTAGGTTTAGGTCAGTTTGTAAATCAAACTTGGAAGAATGTGACAGGTGGTACTGATAGAAATAGTATTGATAGTCAGATACAAGCACTCTTTGATTTACAGGTTGAAAATACAGGTATAGCAGAAAGAAAAGGCTACGGTGAAGAGTACATCTATGCAATGCACCATGATGGACCTAAACTAGAGTTAGATGGATTAAGTAAATCTAAGAAACATGTTATGCCTTTCGTACCTAAGTATGAGAAAATGATTAAAGAGTTTTTTTAAGGAACTGATAAATGTTTGAAGCACCTATACCCGGTCAATCCCTGACAGATGAACCTAGAAACTATCCTTGGGAAAGACCCCCTGAAATGACACACCCTGATGATGCTATTATGTATCACATTGAAAGGGTTTCTAAACCAGAAACACTAGACAATGTTCTGTATACACTAGAGTTTGGTATGCCGACAAGACATTTAGCTGAAGTTATGTGTACCTCTGCAGTGTCTCAAGGTATACACTCTGTAGATGTGAGCCTTATTATTACACCAATTATTCAAGAGTATTTAAATGCTACTGCAAAGCAAGCAGGTATACCTTTTAAACAAGACTTTGATAATAAGCAAGAAGCAGAAGCAGATATAAAAAATAAAGCATTAATGCTGTTTAAGAAATCTATAAAAGAAAATAAAGATAAAGATGAGGGTTCTCAGTATTTAGAAAGTCTTACGGATACTCCTAAAGAAGAGCCAGTAGAAGAACCTATGGAAGCTCCTATGGAAGAAGAAAAACCCCAAGGTTTAATGGCGAGGTTATAAAATGGTAGATAGAAAAGCAGTATTAAGTAAAGTAAAACGTGGTGCAATTATCGGTGGTATCGGAGATGCACTTGAAGATCGTTCAAAATTTATACGAGATACATTTCAAAAACAATACGACTACCTTTCTACTCAGGGTGCTAAACGCAATGCAGCAGTAAAAGAAATGCGACAAAAGTTTAGCACTGCCGCCAACTGGCTCAAGTCTAATGGTATGAATGAAGATATTCTTGCCCAACTTATAGCAGACAATCCAGACGAGATGGCTAACTTATATGCTAAAGCTAGAGATCAAAAATTAAAAGGTAATACTGTTAGTGGTGAGATACTTAATACTGCAGTTGAACTAGCTTCTGAGTATGAACCCGGAACTCTTTCAATTCAAGAAGCAATAGAAACAATTACTCCTATCTTTAATAGCACTACTGATCCTGTAGAAAGAGAACGTCAAACATTTGGTTCACTTCTGTTTCCATCTGCTTCACAGGCTGCAGGTGAGCAAGTTCAAAGTGCTAAGATTCTTGGTGATGTTACTGGTCGTGATATTATGGCAAGCCTCGGTGAGACTACATATAAGTCAGGTGACTCAACATCAACAGTAGATTACTCAGGCTTTACAGATTATAATGCTTCTGAGATATCAGCATTTAGATTAGACATGAGGAATAAATATGAAGAGGCATGGGATAATGTTTATTCTCGACTTAGTGCAGTCGGCACACGAGCAGCAACCGAGTGGAGAAAGCAATACGAAGGATTATCTGGTGATAATAAGGTAGCTAGGATGATAACTGACCCAGAGATTGGGCCTTCTATTGCCAGAGCATTTTACCAAATAGATAGTAGTATTGTTAAAGCTCCATACTATGCTACATCGGCAGTAGAAGCTGTTGAAAGTTTCCCAAGTTATTCTTCTAAAGAAATTGTTTTACTGCCCGACCCTACAACAGGAATAGAAGTTCCTAATACATTCTACTTAGATGATGAGGGAAATCCTGTATATGCTACAAACCCTGCAGGTCCGTTAACAGACCAAGCTTTTTTAGACGAGCTTTGGAGTCAGGCTAACTCTTCTGGAAATAATAGTAATAATAATCCACCACCACCACCACCTGTTGGTCCAAGACCTGATATTATAACCTTTAAAAGAGAAAGAAATATTACGTCTAGAACACCTTTAACTCTCCCACAAAATAGAGAGTTAATAAAATTACAAGCAGATTGGGATTCAGAATACGGAGAAACCCACAAGAGTGACGGAACATTAAGGTAAGTAGGACAATAGAATGCAGACATACACTAGTGCAGCCGATTATTTAAAAGCAGGTAGTTCCGCAATGAACATTGTAGAACCGTCTGAGCCTTATAACTTTAGTACTGATATTACTATTGATAAGCTAACTAAAGATGAACCTTTTAAAGTTATCTCTGAATACATGGAAGACAGGTTCGGAATGACTGAGGATAAGTACAGTCGTGAGGATATTGTTGACTCGTATGTTACTAACATGAGATCTTTTTCTGTCGGTAATAGCATTACAACCTTACAAGAGTTGTCCCATTTGAATAGAGGTAAGGACAATGACCTACAAGTAAGGAGAAATAAAGCAGGTAATGCATACAAACTATTTGATAGTATGCAGGGTGTCTATGCCAGTGGTACAACAGGGGATAAAATAGATGCTGCGTATGACTATGGTAAAGCACTTCTTGTAGACCCTGTTAACTTACTATCGTTAGGTGTGGGTAAACTTGTAGCATCGGGTGCTACTAAGGGTGCAGTAGAAGTACTTAAAGCTGCGGCAAGAGAAGCAGGTAAAAAATCTATATCTGAGTCTGCTAAAAAAGGACTTCTTACAAAGTCTATAATTGAACGTAATAAAAGAGAGGCAAGTCGTAGGGCATACTCTGCTGCCATGAAAAGTACAGCATATAAAGAAGCTTTAAAACCTGCTGCTAAAAGAGAGGTGATAGGTACTGGTGCATTCGATACTATTGCAGCAGTAGGATCAGATTACCTTGAACAATCTGCTAGAATAAAAGCAGGAGCAATGGATGAGTACGATCCTTTGCAAGGAGCTTTTGCAACACTTGGTGGATTAACAGGTTTTGGGTTGGCCTATGGTTTAGTAGGATTTAAAGGTGTTTCAGGTAATGCAATTCTATCTGAAGAGTTAGAAAGAGTCTCTCAAATAAAGTCATCAGCTAAAGAAGTAACTGGTGAGCTTACTGAAGAAGCCCTGAAAGAATCAGTTAAGAATGCTGATGGCTCTGCTGTTAAAGAAGCAGTAGAAACTATGCAGCAAAACATAGAACCTTTTATTTCAAAGGTTCGTAGGGGTATTGATCTTAGATATGAAGACTTAGACGATAAGTCTACAGCAACAGATGCTGTGTTAGGCAGATTATTTTTCTTAGGTGATGCTAAGTATGGTATCAAAGGTGTATCTCAAATACTTGAAGAAGTAGGTGTTGCTCCTTATTCTAAAAGATTTGAAGGTGACAGGTTTACTAACTATTTATCAGATGTAATTAAAGCACTAGACCCTGAAGCTAAAAAAGCTGTTGAAGATGCCTTTGAAAATATCTATGGTAAGTTTGATAGTCCTGCAGGTAGACTTGGATTAGAAGATTTTTTAGATGTTGATGCAGCAGAAGTATCAGATGCAGCTAGAATATTGCAGAGACAATCACAACTATCAAAAGTTCTAGGTAGTATAGATAATGCATCCCCAACAGGGGATGAGGTTATGGAATCTATACTAGATGAGGTATCTGTAGATGTATTAGGTAGGGAAAACATAGCTAAAACTTTTAGTGACATTCAGTCAAACTTTATTCGTATGCTTGTCACACATCCGGGAACAACTGCATTGAACGTTATTGGTTGGGCTAACGCATCAGGTACACAAACACTATCAGACATGTTAAGAGGCACTTTGTATGGTGGCACTTCGATGTTAAGTTTATTGGTAGGTAACAAAACTGGTGCAGTAGAGTATGGTAATCGTGCTCGTCAAATGGCTAAACTCCAGAAACAAAAGTTCATGAATATGGTAGATCCATACAGCACTTTTGAAGCTGCTATGGACTATTTAACTTTTAGACCCGAAGCACAAAAAGAAATGTTTAGGTACATGATTGGTGGTGTCGAGGTTGACGCAGTATTAAAAGAGCTTGAACTACCTGCAGGTGAAACACTTTCTAGAACTAACTTTGAAAAGTTTATGAACCTTGCACAAACTGCTTACGGTGTTAAGGCACAAGACTTTTTTACTAAGTCTCAAGAATTTATGTATGCATTAGATAAAAATATAAGGCTTGAGTTTGGTGTAAGCTACAATGAATTTTTAAAACGAGATGACTTAGCTGCACAATTAGTAGATAAAAACAGTAATAGCTACAAGAAGTTTTTAAAGGTAGAAACTAAATCTATTAATGATGCATTAAGAAATACATTCTCTAAAAGATACGGTGGTACTAAAGGGATATTACCGCCGATTGCAGGGGCAATAGAAAAAGCTAGAAACGTTCCTGTTATTGGTGCTATGATTCCTTTCGGACAGTTCTTTAATAACACACTGGGCTTTATGTTTGATCACACTGGTGCTAGTCTTGCTCATAGGTTCTTTACTGGTAACGATAGAGATATGTTTGATTTAGCTACCAAGACTGCGATAGGTTACAGCATTATCGGTGTAAATGTGGCTAGAGAATCAGTAAACTTTGAAGAAGGTTTGGCTTGGTATCAGGAAAGAAACGATAAAGGTGCTATAGTAGATCGTAGATATGATTTCCCTTATAGCTTTTATAAGATGATTGGACGTTTAGGTTGTCATAGTATTCGTGATGGACGAATCCCACCAGAGCTATGGGAAGAAGGCTTAAAACAGTTTGGAACAGCACAGCTTTCTAGGCAGCTAGGCGAGGCTGCACAAGGAATATGGGATACTTTTGGTTATATTTCTGAAGGAGAGTTTTTGGAAGCAAAGGACTCTCTTATAGAAGGTATGAAATCTTCTGCTTCTATGTATGCTTCCGGGTTTACTAGGTTTGCTGATCCTGCTAATCAGATCATAGCTTTGTCACGAGGTGAAGACTATGAGGCCATAGACCGTAAGCAAGGAAGCAAGTTTGTAAACGACAGTACTAGGTACATAGATCAAATCTACGAAGCACTATCAACTGGTGAGCCTATCGCATCAGAAAAGAAATCTGCTTTATCAGATGAACCTCAAGGCGCACCAATAGGACGGATCTTTGGTTATCGGGAAGTTCTTCCGCAGTCTACAATACAAACTTTATTTAATGAAGTGGGTAGACCGCAGTGGAAAACTGACATTCGTAGTGATGTACCAGAGGCAGCTAATGCTTTTAACGAGTTTGTATTTCCAGTACTTGAGATGTATGCTGATGGTCTTGTTGAATCTAATAGGTGGCAACAACTGTCTTCAGCAGATAAAGAGAAACAGCTATCTGCAATATTACAAGTAGCAAAGAAAGATACTAAAGAAGTCTTAATGGCTTCTTATAATACTGATGATAATAAAGTAGGATTAATATATACTATTACGAATAGGAATATTAATAAAAAAGAAATGAGAGACACACTAGAAATCTTTGGTACAAATGAAAAGGAGTTATGGCAGCTTGACTTACCACAACTCCAACTCATTGATTTTTATTTAAGCAACAAGAGAGAAAGAGATGAACTCTTCAAACTTAACTTAAATTGATAGTAGCATTAGGTATGCTATCATAATACCTGTTACCGTCAATAGTATGTTATTCATCACTGTCCTCTAACATGTAGTCTGCCCAATCATATGCTGCCCTTTTTAAGTCTTGCATTTGAATAGCCCCTCGACTTCCCGAAAGTAATCCAGACAAGGCTTGTCCTGCTAGATACCTTCGGGCAGTGAGGGGTTTCATTGCTTTGGTGGTTCGTTTTTTCTTGGTGAACTTTTTAGCCTCATCCTCTAATTTCATTTCTTTTATGCTCGTCCTCTTTAACCTTTTTAAGATTGGAGAAGTAGGCTCTATTAAAGCCATGCTCCCAATCTCTATGGTCGGTTGTATTGGGGCGATAAGGGTTACCTATCTTACCCCTTTTAAAGGCTTCTATCCCTTTGTGGAAAGGCTTCATTTATGAATCTCCTTCATAGCTTCTAGCATTTTTCGTAAGTACCACTCAGCTTTCTCCATATCTTCTACAGGTTTATTCTTATACCCATGACGATGCTGATACTTAATTAAGTTTCCGTGACAGTAACCTTTAAACTCCTCTGGTGTTAACACTTGTTTGATGTAGTCTATACACTCTATACCTTCACCAAGGTTATAATGTGCAGGATTATTTACAGGATCGTAACTCATTGCATCTCCACTAACTCTGCTTCCCCATAGGGAATGTGAAAAAATCTTTCTCCCTTTCGTATGTATCTACCACTAGCTTCAGCTAGGCTTTCTTTAGTTAGCTTAGTATCTTTAATACGCCAAGCTTTCTTCATATCATTACGTAACACATAGAAGTTAAGTACACCATTCTCTCCTTTGTACTTATCTATCAGTCGTTGCTTACGTTCTGCAATTCTTATCTCGGCCCAATCTTTAGGCCAATCTCCTTTCCAAGCTGTTTTTACTTCTACTTCATTAAAGTATGTATAACCATTTTTCTCTGAAACTATATCTGCAAAGTAATCTTCTTTGTCTTGCAGGATAGTATGACCCTTAGACTCTAGGTACTTAGCCAAAGTATCTTTAGCTTTAGCATCATAAGCATTGTAAAGGGAACGGCTGAACTTTCTTTTAATCATAACTCTTTCCTTAGTTTGTGAAGTTAATTATATCTTAGTTGGAACTTCAAAGCAATAGGCTTTTGCTGAAGATTCTGGTGTAGGTCTAGTACTCATCAGTGTTTTTTCCATTTCAGTTGCAGCATTATCACAGGTTTCTTTATCATAGATAATACTACTGTAGGATTGGACTTTGATATTGCCTTCAAACATTATGATGAGTACTAGTACATACATAGGTTTCTCCTTATGTTAAGTCTACGATTTCACAGACATCCCCAGAGCAAGCCATTGTTTGCATTGCTACAGTGTTGTCTTCACTTTCATATGAAGCAAGTTTAGCCCAATCAATTTTATCTGGCATAACAGATAACAAAGTTTTATAGTCACTCTTACCAACCTCTTGATAGGGTGCTTGCTGATATGTGTGTTCGTTGTAAGGTAAGAAAGATACTCCTGACATTTCATCGAAGTGTTCATAAACAAATGCACCTACAGAAAGCCACTCATTTTTTTGTACATTTACAGTTATGCTTGGTTTATGTTCACACCAATGACGTTGATATATTAACCAAGTCTCAAGCTGTTCAATAGCCGTAAGATCTTTAGTTACTATGGCTTTATTAGGAGACTTAACAGGGAAGCTAAACACTGTAGTAGCATCAGGCTTCATAACGTCAGGCTCACTAGGTATACCTTGGTCAATCATAAACTGCGTCAAAGGATCTTTATTATCACCTCTGACAGTACGTATGTAATACTCACTGTGTCTAGGGTGTATCCCACTTGAACTGTCAACAAGTTGTGACACCGTACCACTTGGCTTAACACAGCTAATAGCTGTAGCAACAGGTATGTTAAGACGTTCTGCCCATTCAGCATTTGTTTCTACAGCAATGTGACGAAGGTGATCAAGTGTTTTATCTAAACCTTTATTAGCTATAGTCATTAGCTTGTTGTCCATTATCCCTGTGAGAGACACACCGAGCAGTCGTTCTTCTTCTGTATTTCTGTTCCACACTTTTCGCAGATATGGAAACTTTGTGTATGTGCTTTGGATCGTCCCAAGTATTGTGGCGAGTCGGACTTTTCTAGCCAGTTCTTCCAACGTGTCTGTGGCTCGTACCACAACTTCCGTAAGATTGCAGAACTGATTTGGCCTAAGTATAATTTCACTGCAAGGATTAGTTCCAAACTCATAGTCAGGATTCCGTCTACTATACTTTGCAGCTTGCTTCTTGCTTGCCTCACGATTGAATATACCACGTTCACCACTCCCACTTTCTACTAATGACATCCATTCACGCATGAAGGATACTGCATCTGGTTTCTCTGTATAACTAACACTGTTGTTAGCCAAGGCACGTTGTGGTTCATTCTCCCACCACTGACCTGACTTAGCATGACGCATACGATCATCACTAAGGTTCGACAGAGAGATCATAGCTGACCTACGTACACCACCAACTACAACTACCTCACCAATCTTGCACATGATGTCGTGACATTCAATACTAGACAGCCTACGTCCTTGTGCAGCTTTAAATATACGTACCACAAAGTTAAACAAATCCACCAAAGGTGCAGGGCCACTAGCTCTACCACCGAATGTTTTCAGTCTAGCACCTGCAGGACGAACACGAGATATGTCCCACTGTGGAATCTCACCTGCCCAAAGAAGAGCCATCACTTGTCTGAGAGATTTAGCCCAACCTTCTTTGCTATCCTTCACAACGACTGTGGTATCACTGTCGAACAACTCAGGGACTTCGGGCAGCTTACTGATGAACTGACGTTCAACACTGAACCCAACACCAGTACCACACAAGAGGATGAACATAGCCTCATCGAAGGACTTAGGGTCATCTATGGGTAAGTAACTACAGTTGTACATGCAGGTATTATCCCTGTCTGCTGCTTCCCCGGCAGTCATCATTGACCGCATAGAAGGCATGACTTGTAGGCTAAGAATACTCTCTTCAATATCCTTTGCTGTAAAATCATCTATGTTGGGTTTAACTATATTAGTTATGTATCGTGATACAGTCTCTGCCCAACTCTCCCTGCGTCCTGTATCATCAAGCCACCGAGCATACCGAGAAGTATGTATGAAAGATTGATAGTCTGTTGGTAAATAATTACTCATCGTTTGTCACCACTTCCTTTAAGTGTTCCACGTTCTTTTCTATCTTGAAGTTTATTTAGATTATTCTTTGCTACTTCCCCCATGTTTACATTTAGATCTCTGCACAGTGCAGCAATGTACCAGAGGCAATCACCTATCTCATCAGCAATAGCAGACCTATCGAAGTTGCCATCACGAAGTATCTTCTTTACTTTATTAGCTACCTCACCTGCTTCTGCAGCAAGACCTAATGCAGGGTAGATAACCTGATGTTCCGTTTTGTAGATTGCAGTATCAGATGCAGCCTCTTGATAGAAGTCAAAGCCCATATCTGAAATATCCCAATAGTCTATTTGTTCTTTAGTCAACATGTTGAATGACCTCACATTCAGTTATTATTACATCGTCTAAATCATAAAGAGCATCTTCTACTTTATCCCTTATGACATCACAGTTATCCCCAGATAACTCTAGGAAATTTGCATTTGGATCAACGTTTATGTTTAACGTTACCTCGTATCGGAAACCACTAGTTATACGCAACTAAATCTCCCTGTCAATCTCAAGTTCTATCGGTTCAATATTTTTGTGAAAATATTTTACCATCTCGTAGGCATCATCAAAGCTGTCGAAGTAATACTCTCTCGACAAGATTCTGCCATTTACTTCTACCTTACATAGGTTGTAGTAATACTCCTCACCATCTGGGTAGTAGTCTGTGTATGGCCCAGATTGGACATCCCAAATTTTAACTGGCTTCATTTTTGCTGTCCTTTAGTAGTTTGATGTAATGATCTAGCTCAGATACCACCAACCATTTTTGTCTGTCTGAACGATAGAAAACTACAGGTGGATTATCCGTGTGATTGTCTGCTTGTTCCATCCAAGCATACACAGTTTTTAAAGCCGACTTTCTCCTTTTTACTTCTATTGATAGGGGTATTAGCTTACGTGCTGCAGGTGACAACTGTATGTCTGCACCAGTATCACCCATAACTGTAGACTTTATATCGTCAGGTTCAAGTTCAGGGAAAGCTTTTAGTAAAGCATCCCTGATCTCTTGCTGACCTAGCCTACCTTTCTGTTTACCTTGCTTACTCAATCTATTAACTCAGGTACTTTGGGCTTCTTAACCACATCAATCAAGTACTCCTTACGTCCCCCGGCATACTGAAACACTCTGGCTTCAGGCCAACATGTCTTCCTATACTCGCAACCAGAACAAGTAAAACATAATTTAGTATTCTCTGATGTCTCTGACTGTCGTTCAGTTGCTAGTCTTTCTTTTGGTAATTCGCCAGACACTATCTTTTTTATTTCTGATACTTCTCTTTCTTTGTCTTTCATTTCTTTTGAGAAGTCGTATGTATCTAAGCACAGTTCAAAGTTATCTTTCTGTACGACAAGAAAAGCACCACGTTTTTTATCCTTCACAAGTGGATCATCTTTACCTGCATATACATAGGAACTTAACTGACTTATGTAACCGTATGGATCATCATCACGAAGTAAATGTTTCTTAAACTTATTCATTCCGTATCGTGATGTAGATTTAACATCTATTGTTACACCGTCAATCACGGCATCCCTATGACCTTTGATACCATGTACAGATAAACGATCCTGTTCACCTTGTACATTATGCCCTGCTGCTTTTGCTAATGAAAGCACTAGGGCTTCTAAAAGATCCCCATAAAAGAAAAGACCGAGTAGTTGAGGTTTTAATGGTGCAGCTTCCTCTGTTTTATTTATTCTATACCAAGTCTTTCTTTTACAGGGTGAACCCACAGAGGATAAACTTAGATACCCTCTGGGTTTCTGAGGTTCTTTGAATCTATCATGTGCAACATTAGCTATGCTAGAAGCTAAGTATGCTGTAATTGTTCTGTCCCACCCACCCTTTCCTTCAATTACAGAATAGATATCTTCGACTAGTGTGTTTATGTTAGGCATTACCTACTCCTTAAAATGGAATGTCTTCTGAAACAAGCTCAGTCTCTGCTACTTTAGCAGCAGCTACGTGACCTGACGTAATGTCCTTTGTAAAAGGATCAGGCCCAGACACACCACTCTCACCATCGTAAGATACAAGCTTCACAACTTTAACACGTTCTAGCCGTGTGGTGTAAGAAGAGTACTGTTTGTTCTTGTAGATATCTAGTTCTACTAGAACCTCTGAACCATTACCGATTGGTCCATTAGACTCAAAGCTCCAAGCAGAGCCATCTGGTTTGTACACCGCAGGTGCTCCACCATCCCAATCATTAGGAGTATCAAACTTACGAGTGAACTTAAAGGCACGTCCTCGTCCCTCTGGATCATCCTTACCTGATGACATGCAACCTGCATTTTTAATACGTGCTTCATTGTCTTCGTCAAGAATCATCTCAATTGTACACCGTCCATCGGTGTCTTGCCATTGACCCTGATATCCCTCAAGATCACGATTTTCTTCAAACACTTTTGCCCATTGAGCAATACCTGTTACTGTGATTTTAGCCATTTGCTAACTCCTTTAAAGTTTAGAATTGAATTGTAGCATGTATTAAAAAGAACATGCAAGAACTTTTTTAGTGTATCTCGGAATATTTATTTCCGAACTGCACATCAATACCTAAGTTCACATTAAGTTTTAACTCCTTATTTAGTTTATCAATAGCATTGACAAGTCTAAGTTGGTGTCGTTCTTCATCTCCTTTTCTGACAAGGTTAATTGATTCATCATGGAACTGCCCTACGATATTGGGTCGTACTGTACGATAGTAAGCTACCCACTTATCAAAACAGTAAGCACCTGTAGATTGGTTGAGTGTAGAGAATACATCTTTCTCATATCGAAGAGTGTGCCAGAACTTACTGACAGGATTCTGTACCCACATCTGTCCATTGATACGTTTTACTTTCTTTAGATTATCTGCAGCAAATCTTGCGACAGACCAGTTACGTTCCCAGTATGCATTCAAAAGTTTCTTAGCTTCTTTCTCTGTCATACCTGTTTCTCTAGCCAACTTAGCAGCACCAACGCCATAGGTTGCTGAGTAGTTTACCACCTTGTAGTTCTTTCGTAGTGCTTTTAGGTTAGCCTTACCTGCATTGTGTAAGTCTATGTCGTTCTGTGTAATAGCCCCTGCATGTTTAGCTAGATCAAGGTGTGGATCGAAGCCATGCTTAGACATATCTTCTACATACTTGGGATCATATGGTTTCATATAGTGACGTTTAGTAGTATCTTCAAGTGATGTCATATCAGCACCACATAATACATAGCCCTCTGGTGCTACAAGACAACCACGTATTTCTTTACCCCAAGGTTTATCTATACCGGGAAGATTTACAAGGGGTTTCTTATGCTTGAAACGTAGTGTATTAGTAACACCTTCAATCTCTGCTCTTACATACCCATCTACCTCACACTCTAGCATACCTTTAAAGATACCCAACCTGTGTTGAATTACAGTCAGGCCATCAAGAACATTAACTGATGGGTTACTATCAATCAACAGCTTGACTGAGTTGGTTAGCTCTCCATTCTTTCGTACTTGTGGGATCTTACGATCCTCAACGTACTTATATGTACAAGGATTCCAACCTAGATCAAACAACCACAACTTTACTTGATCAGAAGAATTTGGATTAGGTTCTACAACTCCTTTTACTATTTCTATTTCACCGATATAGTCAGAGGGGTGCATATGCTCTTGAAGTAAAGCATTCCATTCAGCACCTTGCTTAGACAGTGAGCCATCTTTCTTATGCATTACCTTTGGCTTTGACTTCTTTCTAAATAAAGTACGCATAGGCATTACTGTTTTTAATTCAGTAATCTTTTTATCTTGTGCAGATTTTAGTTTATCTACACAATCTTTTGCAAGATCTACATCAAGCTTCCAACCACTTTCTTCTGCAGCATAAGCACACTTCATCTTGAATGAAAGATACTGCAAGAACCTATCTAGGTTATCCTTATCCTTGTAGACCATCATAAATCTCTGGATAAGATTTTCCCAAAGTCTCTTGGTTATCTTAACATCTTCTTGACATCTGTGTTGATACTCTTCTTGAGATAGGTTTACCCAATCAGTTATCTCAGGCTTGGGTACACCGAACTCTTCACCGAAAGCTTCAAGGCCATGCATTCCCAAAGGTCGTTCAGTATTAATTACCCATGACATAGGTAACGTATCATACAACTTAGCTTTAATATTAATACCTAATATCTTTTCAAGTAGTGGTATATCATAACGTATAATGTTATGACCTATCAAAACCTTTTGATTAAGTAATATATTTCGCATAGTATCGTAGTCACTGGTAGAACCTATAGGGTTTCCACCAGTACTGAACGACATACAGTGTATCTTAGTGGCCTCATCTAAGAGGCCGTCAGCTTCTACATCAAAGATCATTACGCCACCTGTGATTCTTCTAAGAATAAATCCTCTCGTAGTATAGTTGTTGTAGGGTCGTAGTATACTGATCCTGCCCTACCTAACTTAGCAAAGGGTCTGTTCTTATCTACAATAAAGTTAGTAGTATTCTGTTCCACTTCATCCTCACTTTCTGCTGTACGTTCTAATTTTATACAGATAATAGCTTCTTCTTCAAGGGATGCAGCATACTTTGTACGTCCATCATCATTGACCTGAGATATAAATATCACACCAATGTTTAGCTCTTTAGCTAACTGAGCCATGCGAGAACCTAGTGTGGTCAAGGTACTAGTAGCACCATCTACACCAGAGTTAGATAGGTAGGCCAGACGTTGCACATGGTCGATGAAGATATAACCTGCACCATATACTGTAACAGCCAGACGTACATAGTCGAGAAGCTTGAGTGGATCATCATGTGACATCATCTCAAAGATGATTGTCCTCTCACCCTTGGTGGCAATCTTAGCAGCCTCAATAACATTCCTCTCTGACACATTATTGTTAGCCGCATCTTCCTTAGTCCTGACATTAACACCAAGCTCATACGTAGCCATAGCACGGTAGGTGGTAGACTTCATCTCTTCCATATGCAGCATAGCTACAGATGTCTCACCGTTGTTCAGTAAGCCTGTCTCAAAGTATCTTATAACCTCAGTCTTACCAGTGCCACGAGGTGCTTTGATAAAGGTAAGACCGCCTTTAACCATACCACGTATCTTGTCATCCAAGCCAGTGTGACCTGTAGGTACATACTCATAGGGACTTTCGTTTATGATTGCTGCTTCTACATCAGCATCAGAACAAAAGAAGTTCTCTGGTGTGTATCGTTGAGGAGACTTAGCAGCCCACATCAACTTATCTTTCTTACCTGTCTCAAGGAACTCGTTTGCATCTTTGCATTCTGTCATGGGTACAAAGTAAAATCTATCTGGAAATGTCTGATACAACTTATCAGCAGCCCTACGTCCTGCATCATCTAGCTCACCTGCATACACAATCTCCCTGAATGTAGAAAGATACTTGAGATTGTGCTTGATAAATTTCTCACCAATGGATGCAGATGGTAAAGACTTGACAGGGAAAGTCTTGCCAAGGATTTGATACAGACTAGCTGCATCGAACTCACCCTCAGTAATGTATATACGTTTGCCTGTACCTGCGTTGAACTCCGGGCCAAACAGGTGGTTCATACCTACGCCTTTGTCTTTGATCCATGACTTAGACTTATCATTACACATACGATACTTAATAGTATGTGGGTACTTGTATGCATACCGTACCTCTTCACCATTAGCACCTGTCTGTATCTGTATACCATATAGCTTACATACATCAGGATCAATGCTTCTAATACCAGTATACTTTACACCAGTAACTGGTACGTTCTGCGGTTGAATACGTTCTTTCAAGGGATACTCCTGTTTAGCCCAATCAAAAGTCTGGGGCATGTTTTTCATAGGGTATGCTCTACTGCAAGAGTGGCAGTGACCATAGCCATCGTCATTCCAATTGAATGCATCGGAAGAACCACATTCAACATATGGACAAGGCGAGTGGGGATTATCTGACATTTGTTTTTCCTTTCGATGTCGGGTCAAGATAGGTTACTACCCTACCTGTATTCCATCTCTTAGCTTCTTCTTCTGCTTCATGCAAGTTATTAAATATCCAAACCTTGTGTTCTTCTGTCCAAGGATTCTCCTTACGGACATAAGTGTGCTCTCCTAATTCTATTTCTATTTCTACTGCATACATTATTTATCCTTTCGGTTTAGGTATAGGCAATCCAGACCAATCATCGCATGGATCGTCACTCATTAGTGTCTTCCTTTAGCTAGTGCCATCCATGACACAGGGAATAACTCATGCATCTTGAGGCTGATTTGTTCAGCCACGTACCGTGTCTCAAATTGGGTATCACTAGCACAACGTAATACACACATATCTGAGAATGCATCTAGTGATCCTGACCAGTACCACTCAGTCATGGTGCTTTGGGGCAACACCATACGTGCTTGCTCTGGGCATACACCTACAACATTAATTAAACGCATGTAG